CGCTCGCATCCGCCAGGGCGCGCACGTAGGCCGCCACGCGGCTGAACGCGTCGGTCGTCGAGGCGCCATCGCTAGGGGTCTTCGCGACCGCCTTCGAGGCGCTGTCGGTCGCCCGGCCGCTGTCTGCGAACGAGCGGACCCAGGCCACGACGCGAGCGAACGCATCGGCCACGCTCGAGCCGTCAGAGGCTGGCTTGCCGAGCGCCTTCATGGGTGCATCGGTCGCGCGAGCCGAGTCGCTGAGGCTGCGCACGTAGGCCACGACCCGGGCGAAGGCGTCGCTGATGCCGCTCGAGTCGGCCAGGCCCCGCACGTAGGCCACGACGCGCGAGAACGCGTCGGAGACCTGGCTCGTGTCGGCGATCGACCTGGCGTAAGCCACCAGGCGGCTGAACGTATCGCTGACCTTGCCCGGGTCGGCGAAGCTGCGCACGAACGCCGCGGTGCGGGTGAACGACTCGCTCACGCTGCCGCCATCGCTCGGGCTCTTGGCCACGCTCTTCGCCGCGGCGTCGGTGGCGCGCGCGGAGTCCGCCAGGCTGCGAGCCAGGCCCATGACGTAGGCGAACAGCTCGGAGATCGAGAACCCGTCCGAGGCCACCTTGCCGGCCGACTTCGCGGCCTGGTCTGCGGCCTTGCCGCCGTCGCTGAACGATCGCACCCAGGCGAGCGCTCGGGCGAACGCGTCGGCGACCGACGACCCATCGGACGCCGGCTTGCTGACCGCCTTGGCCGGCGCGTCGGTGGCGCGGCCGCCTTCGGCGAAGCTGCGCACGAACGCTGCCACTCGAGCGAACGCATCGCCCACAGTGGAGCTGTCGGCTGCCGGCTTGCCGGTCGACTTCGCTGCCGCGTCGGTGGCCCTCGAGACGTCTGCGAAGCTGCGCACCCAGGCCACTGTGCGGGCGAACGCATCGCTCACCCCGGCCGAGTCAGCCGCGGCGCGCACGTAGGCCACGGTCCTGGCGAACGCGTCGGCGATCTGGGTCGAGTCGGCGAACGAGCGGACGTAGCTCACGAACCAGCTGAACGCATCGCTGACGCGGCCAGGATCGGCCACAGGGCGCACGAACGCCGCGGTGCGGGTGAACGCGTCCGTGACCGTGCCGGCGTCGCTGGCGGCCTTCCCTGCGCCCTTGGCGGCGCTGTCCGTGGCGCGGGTCGAGTCGGCGATCGAGCGGACCAGGCTCATCACGTACGCGAACAGGTCCGAGAGCTCCGAGCTGTCAGCCGCCGGCTTGCCGACGGCCTTGGTCGACTGGTCGGCGGCGCGGCCGGCGTCGCTGAACGAGCGGACGTAGGCCACGACGCGGGCCAGGGCATCGCTCACACCGGTCGTCTCGGGCAGTGCCCGCACGAAGCTCACAGCCCTGGCGAACGTGTCGCTGACCGTGCTGGTGTCGATCGGCTTGCGCACGAACGCGACGACCCGCACGAACGCATCGCTGGCGCCAGTCGAGTCGGCGGCCTGTCGCAGGAACGCGACGACTCGAGCGAACACGTCGGTTGCCACCGAGCTGTCGGCGAGCGCGCCCTTGCTCAAGCCCTTGGCCGTCGTGTCGCCGGCGCGCGGAGCCTCGGAGAGCCCCTTGCCGACCGCCCGAGTCGAGGCGTCGCTGGTGCTGCTGCCGTCGCTGAACGAGCGCAGGAAAGCCACCGCGCGGGCAAAGGCGTCGGCCACGTATCCGTGGTCGGTCGATGCCTTTCCGATCGAGCGCTTCGCCTGGTCGCTGGTGGTGCTGCTGTCGGCGATCGAGCGCATGTACTGCACGGCGCGGGAGAACGCGTCGGAGACCTGCCCGGCGTCGGAGTACGAGCGCACGAAGCCGACGGCTCGGGCGAACGTGTCGGTGGCCCTCGGCGCATCTGCCAGCGACTTGCCAACCGCACGCGCGGCCTTGTCGCTCGCCAGGCTCGTCTCGCCGAAGCTGCGGGCGAAGGCGACGATGCGGCTGAACACGTCGGCAATCTGGCCGGCGTCCGAGTTCGGCGTGCCGGTGTTGGCCGAGAACAGGTCGGTCGCGCGCGTCGAGTCGGCCGGCTGCACGAGCAGCGTGCGCTGGGCATCGATGTGCTCAGCGAAGCGCACGACGTCCGCCAGCACCAGGGACACGGCGAACGTCGCTCGGTCCTGCGTGGCCGCCGCATCCGCGAACGATCGCAGGAACTGCACCTGCTTGGCGAACGCATCGCTCGCCTGGCCGGCGTCGGCGAACGTCTTGCTCGCACCCTTGGCGAGTGCATCTACCACGCGGCCGAGCTCCGTCAAGGCCTTGCCGGCGGCGAACACCCGGGCCTCGGTCAGGCTCGCCGAGTCGGAGGCGCCCTTGCCCGGGGTCAGCGTGGCCTTGTCGGTCGCCCTCGAGCTGTCGGCCACCGGGCGCACCAGGGCGAACCGCTCGGCATCACTCACCTGCCCCATGTCAGCCAGGGAGCGCACCAGCTCGCGCGCCATGGCATCGGTGACGCCAGCGGACTCGGCGATCATGCGGCCGATGGCGAGTGTGGCGTCGTCGCTGGTCGCGGCGCTGTCGGCGAGGAACTGCCGGCGCAGGAACACGAACTGGATCGCATCCGCCACCGAGCTCAGGTGGGCGAGCGTCTTGTTCAGCGCGAGCGTCGCGTCCTCGCTGGCAGCCGCACTGTCTGCAGCCACCTTGGCCATCGCCCGGCGGGCGGCGTCGGTGATCTGCGCCTGGTCAGACAGGGTCTTCAGCAGCGCGAGCACCGGCCGGTCGGACGCCGAGCTCGCGTCCGCCAACCCGCGCGCCAGGGTCAGCGCCGCGGAGTCGCCGAGCAGGGCCGCATCAGCGAGCCCGCGCCCGAGCCACCGGGCCACCGCATCGGAGACACCAGCCGCCTCGGCAATGCGCCGCTCGACGGCGCGGGTGACGCGCTCGCTCAGGCTGAGCAGGTCAGCGACCTGGCGGCCGAACTCGAGGGTGGCCTTGTCCGCGGCAGTCGAGGCATCAGCCCGAGGCCGCGCGAACAGCAGCGCCGCGCGATCGGAGGCTGCGCCCGTATCCTTCAGCGCCTTGGCCACATCGCGCCGCTGCGCATCGGTCAGGCTGCCTGTATCGACCAGGCCCTTCCCGAGCGCCCGGCGAGCGGCGTCGAGGATCGAGGCGATGTCGGTCTGCGAGCGCAGGAACTGCACCGTGCGGGCGAACGCATCGGAGAGCTGCGACCCGTCGGCGAGCGTCTTGCCCGGCCCGCGGGAGACCGCATCGGTGAGCCGGCCGCTGTCAGCAAGCGGCTTCGACGTGGCTCGGCTCAGCGCATCCGCAGCGGTGCCGGTGTCCGAGGCGCCCTTGCCGAAGGCGAGCGTCTCGCTGTCGGTGGCGTTGGCAGCCTCAAGCAGCGTGCGCGCCAGGCTCAGTGCCGCGGCATCGCTGAGGCGCCCGGTATCCGCCAGCGGGTGGCCGAGGGACTTGGCGGCCGCATCGGTCGTGCCGGCGGTGTCGTTGGCGCCCTTGCCGAAGGCCTGCGCCAGCGTCTCGGCGAGCGAGAGCTGGTCCGCGACATTGCGCCCGTAGGCCAGAGCCACGGCATCGTCGGCGTTCGCCGCGTCGGCGAGCTGGCGCGCGAGCGCGAGCGCGGCCGCATCGAGAGCGCGCCCGGCGTCGGCGAGGCTCTTCGTGCCATCGCGGCGCAGCGTGTCGGCGAGCTGGCCAGCATCAGCCAGGCCCTTGCCCACAGCGCGCTGCTGCGCGTCGGAGACGGTGCCCACATCGGCGAACTGCCGGGCGTAGGCCACGGCACGCGCGAATGCGTCGCTCAGGCGAGCCTGGTCGGCAAACACCTTGCCGGCCGACAGCGCCGTACGGTCGCTGGTGCGCGGCGTCTCGGTGAGCGCCTTGGCGACGCTGCGGGACAGCGTGTCGAGCGCCCGCCCCACATCGAACGCGCCCTTGCCGATCGCCAGGACATCGGCGTCGGAGGTCTTCGCAGCGTCAGCCAGGGAGCGTCCCAGCGACAGCGCCGCGGCGTCGAGTGCGCGCGAGGCATCGGCCAGCGGCCGCGACACGCCCTTGGCGATCAGGTCGGCCGCGCTCGGCACATCCTGCAGCGACTTCGACACCGCGCGCGCCAGGGTCTCGCTGAGCCTCAGCAGGTCGGCCGCATTGCGACCCACCTCAAGCACGGCGTCCTCGCTCAAGCCCGCGCTGTCGGCGAGCTTGTGGGCCAGGCCGAGAGCCAGGGCATCCAGGGGTCGGGCCGTGTCGGCGAGCGCCTTGGTGCCATCGCGGCGCAGCGCATCGGCCACCGCGCCGGCGTCGACCAGGCTCTTGCCCACCGCGTAGGCGGCCGCGTCGGAGCTCGTCGCGCTGTCGCTCAGGCTGCGCAGGTACTGCACGACCCGGGTGAGCGCATCGGTGGCCGCGAACGAGTCGGCGAGCACCTTGCCAGGACCACGCGCGACAGCGTCGGTCAGGCGGCCGGTGTCGGCCATCGCCTTGGCCACGTCGCGGCGCAGCGTGTCGTTGAGCCGGCCGGTCTCGGCCAGGCCCTTCACGAACGCGAGCACCTCGGCATCGGTAACCGAGCCGCCGTCGGCGAGCGGGCGCGCCAGGCTGATGGACTTGCGGTCAGCGAGGCTCGCGGCATCGAGCACCGCCCGGCTAAACCCGATCGACGCAGCGTCGGAGACCTGCCCGAGCTCGGCCAGGCGCTTGTCCAGCGAGCGGGTGAGCACCTCACCCACCGCGAACAGGTCAGCGACCGACTTCGCGAGCTCGAGCACCGCCCTGTCGCCGGCGCGCCCGGCATCGGCCAGGGGTCGCGCGAACGCGAGCGCAGCGCGATCGGCGGCACCACTCACGTCGGCGAGCGTCTTGGCGACGTCGCGGCGCAGCAGGTCGGTGGCCCGACCGGTGTCAGCGAGTCCCTTGCCCGTCTGCCGCGTGGCCGCATCGGATGCGGACGCGGTGTCGGACGGTTTGCGGACGAACGCGACGGCACTGGCGAACGCGTCCGAGAGCCAAGAGCTGTCGGAGGCGACCTTGCCTGGCTGCAGCGAAGCGGCATCGATGGCTTTGGGCTGGTCGCGCAGCGCCTTGTCCAGGCCTTGGGCGATGGCGTCGGACGTTGTGCCGGCGTCAGCCAGGGCCTTGCCCAGCGCCCGGCGCAGCTCGTCGGAGCTCGCGGCCGCATCGGAGAGCCGGCGCCCGAACCCCATCGCGATCTTGAGCGTGTCGGCCAGGGACGCGGCATCTTGCAGCGGCCGGCTCAGGCTGGCGGCGAACGCATCGGCCGCCCGGCTCAGGTCATCCAGAGCCTTCACGACGCTACGGCGCGTCGTGTCGGCGGCGGACGCCATATCGCGCAGCGCTTTGCCGGTGTCGCGGCTCGCGGCGTCGGTGGCGCGTGAGACGTCTGCGGGCCGGCGCACGAACTGCACCGCCCGCCGGAACGTGTCCTCAAGCCAGCCGATGTCCTCGACAGGCTTGCCGACGGCGCGGCTTGTGACATCAAGCGCCCGGCCGTCGTCGGTGAGCGGCTTGCCCACCTCGCGGGCCATGCGCTCCTGGGCGGAGGGCGCATCACGCAAGCCCTTGCCGACATCGCGCCGAGCCTCATCGCGCGCAGAGGCCTGGTCGGCGACTCGCTTCGTCAGGTCGCGCGAGACGACCTCGAGTGCGGTCGCGGCATCGAACAGCTGCCTCGACAGTGCGAACGCAATGCGGTCGACCGGGCTCGCGCCATCGCGCAGTACCCGGCCGACATCGAAACGTTGCGCATCCGCGGCGCCGGCCGTGTCCCTGACAGCCTTCGTGACGTCGCGCTGGATGCGGTCCTCGAGAGCGGCCCGCTCACGCAGCACGCGCTCGAGCTCGATGGAGAGCTGATCCAGGGCGGAGGCCGTGTGGCCCAGGCCCTTGGCCAGCAGCATCGACAGCGCATCGGAGGCGCTCGCCAGGTGAGCCAGCAGGACCGACTTGACGAAGTACCCGACCAGCGCCTCGATGCGGATCGACGTGGCGCTGACGGCGGCCTGGATGGAGGCCGCCGAGACGGCCGCCCGCAGCTGCTCCACCTGGGTCGCGGCACGCACACGCACCGCCTCGAGCCCGGCACGAACGGCCGGCGCGGCAGCGCTGACGCGGGCCTGAGCAGCATCAGCCGCCGCCCTCAGCTTGGCGAGGGACGTGCTCGCCTTGATCGACATCAGAAGTCCTCGCGGACCTTGAACTTCAGGACGTCGTAGACCGTCTGGATGCCTTGCCCGGCACCGAAGTTGATCTCGACCTCACCCTCGTAGTCGCCGCCCGGCACATCGAGCGTGGTCGGGTTCCAGCGGAACACGACGACGCCCGCAGGCCCGTCGAAGACGTTCCCGGTGAGCGTGTCGAGCACGGTCGATTCGCCGGCGGCGCGGAACTTCAGGAACACCTCGGCGCCCGAGATGTCGATCGCCTCACCGGTGGTCTCGTCCGTCAGCGTGAGCTTCAGCTGCGGGCGGGTGTCGCCCTGGACGAGCTTGATCTTCTCGGCCATGCGGCCCTCCTCAGAATCCGAAGCGGCGCGGTCGAACCGTGACCGTGCCCGGCGAACGCTCGTGGATCGAGTCGATGCGCGCCTGGATGATGGCGGCGTCGAACAAGCCCTTGTGGTAGGCGGCCAGGTCGTTGTTGGTCCAGGCCTTCTGCGGCATGGCCATCAGCCGCGCCTTGGCGCCCGAGAGCAGTGCCTCAAGGTAGTTGTTGACCAGGAAGTCCGGCAGCGTCGTGCTGGTGACGGTGGGCTGGTAGATGACGCGCAGCACCAGCTTCTGCCGGTTGGCGTTCATCGGGGTCGGGAAGATCCGGACGGTACTCCAGTCGGCCGCGGTGTTGTAGTACACCGGGTCCGACCCTTGCGCCGTCTGCCAGTTGGGCATCACCTGCACGAGCTTCGCGAGCACCACCGGCACGAGCTCGCGATCGGCGGCCCACACCTGCTTGACCGCGACGATGCCCGCATCGGTGGGCGCCTCGAGGTCGTAGGTGTGGACCTTGTCGATGACCGTGATCGGGTCCTGCAGCTCGTCCCAGAGAAGGGTCTCGCGGCAGAACTCGATCGCGGCCAGCGTCAGCGCCTGCTTGGCCGTCACATCCGGCACTGCTGGCGTTTCCGCCAACAGGTACGGCAACAGGTCGGCCGTCTTCATGGCTTACGCCGTCGGCGTCGCGTTCGGCGAGGCGTTCGGGTTGAACGGCAGCGCGCGCAGGTTCGGGTTCACGCCGGTGAGCGCGGCCACCTGGGCGTTGATCGAGCCGGTGAACAGCTGCGTGTGAGCCGCGGCCAGGTTCGTGTTGCCAGCGAACTCGGCATCCTTCATGTAGGCGCGGGCCAGGACGTAGTTGACCAGGTCGTCGATGTACTTGTCGTCGATGCTGATCTTCGTCGTGTCGGTGCCGTTCATGCCGTAGTCGTTCGTGTCAGGCACCTCGACCGGGTTGGCCAGGTACGACACCTCGACCCACCACGCGCCCGAGGCGGGGACGCCCGGGTTGACGTAGAAGATCTTCGGCGTGCGCGGATCGAACGAGTACTGGTTGATCGGGGTGCCCGAGTTCGAGTGCCAGTCCGGATCGTTGACGTCGAGGACCTCGCGGTCGACCAGGCGGATCGCCCGGCCCGCCGTCTCGCCCGTGGCGCCCATGTTGCGGATCACGGCCTGCAGGTAGTGCCCGTAGACGTCGGTCGCCACCGAGCCGTCACCGGGCTTGACGCTCGCCGCCGGCAGGGCCTCGATCGACTGCTTGGTGCCGGTGGCCAGCTTGATCGCGTCCGTCCGCGCGCAGGCCGAGGGGATGTACTTCGCGATGGCCTTCTGGCCGTCGTTGAGCCACGCTACCAGCTCGCGCTGCGTCCAGCGGGTGAACTGCGGGCTGATGTCGTGGAGCTGGGAGCTGACGCGGAAGATCGCGTCGCGCACGAGGATGGATGAGGACATGCTGGTCTCCGATGCGGGTGGGGATTAGGCCGCGGGCGCCGGCTCCACCGAGTACGGGAAGCGCTTGTTGTGCTTCTCGATCACGCCCTGCGGCGTCTGGTGGTAGGTCGTCGTGACCGCGTTGTCGAGGATGTGGACGACTTCGACCGGCACGAGGAACGGCTTGCCGCGCGGGATCTGGTACGCGTAGCCGTTCAGGCTGACGACGACAGCATCGGATCCACCCTCGGTTTCCGTCGGGTGGATCGTCAGCAGCGCCTTCTTGCCCGAGAGCGCGTCGTCCGAGTTGCTCCCGCGCACTTCGGCCGCGCTCACCTTGGGGGCTTGCTTGGTCGGAGTCTTCACGTCGGGGGAAACTTCGTCGTCGAGGGTCGTGATGGTGGTGGTCTTTGCCATGTTGCTATTGCCTCACAGGGTTGGGGGAAGCGGCCCAGGCATCACTGCGCTGGGCCGCTCATCACGGCCGATCAGGCCGGGAACGATCAGGCGGTCGCGGCAACTTCCGCGCGAACCATCCAGCTGTCGTTCAGGATGACGGCGGTCTGCATCGCCTTCCAGCCGACGTGGCCGCGCTGCGCAAGCGGGTCGCTGTCGCTGGGCTTCGGGTTCACGACCATCGGCGTGACCGCGAACATGCCCTTGAGCGCCACGATGCCGTAGGCGTCGCGAGCGACGTACAGCACCGGGTACACGTCGGCCTTGGTGCCGCCGGTCGACAGCATGACCTTGGTGGCCGCGTTGGTCTTGTCACCGCCGCCGTTGGCCCACGGCTCGAAGATCGTGGACGACACGTAGCGGACGTCCTCAACCTTGCCGAGCTCGTTTTCCCACGGGGTCATCGTGCCGTACTTCTCGGCCGGCACGAAGTTGGTCATCGAGCGAACGTCGGCCTCGAGGTCCGGGTGGATCAGGGCGACGTAGCCCGGGGCCACGTTCTCGGTGCCGAACGCCGGCGTGCTGCGGACGATCGTGGTGATGAAGCGCGCGTTCTGGCGCTTCAGGGCACGCACAGCGCGACGCTGCAGCTCGATGGTGACCGGCGTGTTGACGTCGGTGCGCGCGGCGCCGTTGGCGTACAGCACGTTGGTGCCCGCCTTCAGGATGCCGAAGCGCATTTTCTCGATCATCTGCGCGGCCTGCTCGCCGATCAGGGCGATCGACTCGTTCAGGACCGGGTCCTCGTGCGTGTCGAGGATCACATCGGAGATCGTGACCTTGTCGCCGTACTGGGCCAGGGTCGCGGTCACGTCGGTGACGGCCAGGGTCTGGCCAACCGGCGTCACGCCTTCGGCCAGCGTCGCCGGGGTGTTCGGCAGCGCGCTGTAGCGGCGGAACTTGATGATCTTCGTCGAGGCCTCGGGCAGGGTCTTGGCCTGGCCGAACTTCTCAAGGACGAGGTACGGGAGACCGCGCTTCAGCAGCTCTTTCTCAGCGTAGGCGGCGGTACGGGGGCTGATGTCCCCATAAACGGTAGAAGCCATGATTCAGTTCCTTTCGTGAATGGCAATGGAATTGCTGTTGAACAGCCATCTCGAAGAGCTCTGACTCGTGGTCGAATGCTGACTGTCTGGAGCGCGGGGCGCCTCGTCGGCGTGTCCCTTGTCATCCTTGTCGGCGCGACTCGTGGTGTCGTGCTCAGTGGTGCTGGGTGATTGGTGTCCGACGCACCCAGCAACGCCGGCTGTGAGGCAGAAGGTGGCCTCGCAGTGGCCGGTGTTAGGCGAACTCCTTCCACGCGTCCTCGTAGCCGTCGCTCTTGGCCGGCTCCTCGGGCAGCTTCAGTCCGCTCGAGCGAACGCCCTCGGCCGCATCCATCGCGGCATCCACCGCGGGATCGGTCTGGGCGACCTGGTTGCCCTCGCCAGACGAGGCGGGCTTGGAGGCCTGTGCCTTGTACGTGTCGAGGAGCTTGATGATTTCCTTGGCCGTGCCGCCGGCAGCGACGCGCTCAGCGTCAGCCTTCTCGGCCTCTGGCAGCGACGCGATCCAGGAGCTGAACTCCGGGCTCTGGCCGATGTCGTTGAAGTCGGGGTGCGCGTCAGCGATGCGCTCGAAGTGCGCCTTGGCGCGCTCGTCGACGATGCTTGAGATGATCTCGTCGACCGTCTTGCCGACCTCGGCGACCTTCTCGCCAGCGACCGCAGCGCCGGCTTCCTTGGCCTTGGCCGTGGCGATGGCCTCGATCATCTTGACGAAGTCCTCGCCGAAGTCCTCGGCCAGCATCTTCATCGCCTGGTCGGCCGTCATCTCGCCGGCCTCAACCGCTTCGCTCGCGGCTTCAGCAGCGTCGGCAAGCTGCGTGTCGCCAGCAGCCTCGGCATCTTCAGCGACGTCCTCGATGGCCTCGCCGGCGCCCTCACCGCCTTGCGCCTTGAGCTGCTTCTCGAGGGCCTTCAGGCGGCCTTCCCAGCTGCGCAGGCGCTGCTCTTCCTTGGCGATGTCGATCGACGGCTCAGCGGCCTCGGCAGGGGCCTCAGCGGCCACGTCTGCGGGGGCAGCAGCATCGGCCGGCGCATCAGCAGCTTCGGCCGGGTCGATGGTCAGGGCGAGCGACGGGGCTTCGCCCTCGGGCTCAGCGGGCGACTCGGCGGTTGCCTCGGCCGGCATCTCGGGCGTCAGCCCGAAGGCCTCGTCCTCGGTCTGCTCGACCGGTGCGAGCATCTCTTCGTTGAAGGCGGCGCCGTACTCCTCGGAGTCGGCCTGCAGGGTGTCTTTGGTGGCCATGGATGGGTCCTTGTCAGATGCGGGGGAGCGTCGGGTGCTCCGAGGTCAGAACGTCCCTGATCGCCAGCACCTGGCGCAGGGCGGTTTGCACGCGGACCAATCCGTCCGGCGCGACGTCAGCGAGGTCGAGGCGGTACGACTCGGCCAGCGCATTGAGCAGTCCGACCAGCAGCTTCGACTGGTCGGTGCCGCGGAAGTGACGCAGCTCGCGGGCCTGCGTCTCGATGGCCGCCATCACGCGCAGGCTGTCGTCCTCCCAGCCTGGCAGGCGGCGCGTCGTCTCGGTCATCAGATCGTGCCCCCGACGTCAGGGGTCTCGATGCCCTCGCGGCGGCCCGCCATGCCGGTCTGCGGCTCGAGGTCGGGCGGCCCAGCACGGGACGGGTCAGGCGTGTCGGGCGCACCGGCAGCCTCTGGGCTTGCGGGCGCGCCGATCTGCCCGGTCTGCACCGGCGGGCCGGCGAGCTTGGCGATCGACGGGTCGGGCGTGGCATCGCGCCAGCCGGAGCTGCGCAGGATTTCATCACCCGCCGGGGCGATGTGCGGCGACTGGGTCGCAACACCACCGGCCTGCAGCGCAGCGTAGGCCGCTTCGACCTTGGTGGCCACCGCCTTCGCGACGATGAGCTCGATGTTCGCCAGCGTCTCGTTGGCCTTGCCCTTGATGGCCTCGGCCTCGGCGGTGATCTTGGCGATCTTCGCCTGGGCCTCCTGGAGCTGCAGCTGCTGGATCTGCTGCTGCATCTGGGCCATCTGCTGCGCGGCGCCGTTGGCCTGCTCCTGCTCGACCTCGTCCTCGGTCTTGACCACGTCGCCCAGCTCGTTGACCTCGGCGCGCGCGAGCAGCAGCTTGTGCCGCTTCACGAACGGGCCGTCGAGCTCGTTGGCCGTCGTCATCGCGAACTCGTTGAGCGCACGGGCCCGCACTTCCTTCGCCATCAGCGAGGCAGTGCCGCGGGCCTCGACGTCGTAGTCGCCCTTGATCGAGTCGTCCGGGTGGAACTTCATGTTCCAGTGGTACAGCGACTTGATGAACGACACCGTCACATCGTCCCAGGCTGTGATCAGGTCCTTGATGACGATGTTGACGGCGCCCATCAGCATCGACAGGCCCGAGCTCGTGCCGGCCGCGCCCGCGGTGGCGTTCTCGCCGTACATATAGCGCGGGATGGCCGTGACCTCGTCGGCGTTGGCCTCGAACATCTGCACCATTGAGCTCAGCTCGGGCATGCGCGATGGCAGCTCGATCGGCCGGATCGCGGGCGAGCCAGGCGAGGAAGCGTTGCGGGGCCACACCTTCCAGGGCGCGATCTCGTCGATGCGCTCCATGGACGACAGCAGCGCGACGGCGACCTCCATCTGTGGTCCGGACGTGACCGCGGCGTTGTCGATGAGCATGCGGATGGCCGCGTTGATCATCGTCTGGTCGTCACGCATGACGGTGGCCAGACCCTCGCCGAAGATGCTCGTCTCGTCCTTGTCGAAGTAGTAGACGTGGTAGGGCCACGTCACACCATCGATCGGCTGCAGCGCGGCCTTGATGACCGTGCCGTTCGGCAGCAACCACACGTTCGAGAAGAAGCTCTCGTGGACGCGGTCCTCCTCGACCTCCACGCCCGCGTTGCGCAGCTGCGTGCCGGTCAGGTAGCCCCAGCGCTCAAGCACCTCGTACTGGCCGCCCTTGTTGCCCTGGGTCGAGGTGCGCTCACCGATGACGCGCAGCTCGTTGTCGTAGTAGCGCAGCCGAATCTCGCCGTCCGGGTGGGCCTTGATGTAGTTCTTGATGGCCTCGCCGCGGAAGCTCTTGCGCGAGGCGAGCTCAGCCAGGTCGGAGCGCGTCATGTGGTGGCGCTCGTACACGTAGCGGCACTGGTCCAGACGAGTCGCGCTCATGTCCGGGAACCAGCGCCAGACCGGTACAAAGTCCACGAACGGCACGACGTAGCTCTCGGACTTCGGCAGCCAGCGCCCACCCTCCTTCACGAAGCGGGTGCGCACGCGCCGCTCGACGAGCGGGCCCTTGACGATGCCGGTGCCGTACAGGTGACCGGAGTGCAGCGCCTTGAGCGAGACCTCCTTGTAGCGGGCCTCGGTCAGCTGGTCGTCGATGACCTTCGCCATGCGCTTCGAGCTCTCGGCGACCATCTTCGAGATGGCCTGCTCGAGCACGGGCTCGGGGATGCGGCGCACCTGCGGCAGGTCGGCCGGCTGACCGGCGGCCTGCATCTGCGCGACCATGGCCTGGCGCTCGGCCTCGGCCTGCTGCAGCAGCCGCTGCTCGATCTGCGCCTTGAGCTCGGGCGCGATGCTCGGCTTCGGCGTCGGGCCCACGTCCCAGTTGCGGTCGGTGCCGGCCGGGAACAACAGGTCAGCGACGCGCGAGTCGACGGTCTTGACCTTCACCCGCGTCTTGCGCAGGAAGGCCTTCGACCGGTTTGGGCCGATCAGCGCCGCGACGTCGGGGTCGTACTGCCCCTTGTACTGGCGCAGGTCCTTCAGCCACCGCTCCTCGGTCAGGCGACGGTCGAGCTCGGCCTGAGCGAACTCACCGAGCAGCGTCGTGCCCAGCGCCTCGAGCTGGAGCTCGGGCGGCCTGTCGGCCAGCTCGTCGACTGCCGCCAGCGCGTAGTCGAGCTGCTCGTTGGTGCGCTGGTCCATCACTTCAGCGTGAGCAAGTAGCGCGTCGAGTCGATCAGCGCCAGAATCTCGTCGAGGATGTTCTGCAGGTGCGTCTCACCGCACGCCTCGCGCGCCCTCACGACGTTCTCGCGCAGGCTGGTGAGCATCGCCACCGGATCGTTCGAGAGCTTGATCGTCGAGCCGCCGAACCTGATCGGACCCTTGCAGCCGATCCAGGCCTCGGCGAACGCATCGGCCAGGCCGATGATGCCCTTGTAGAAGCCCTGCAGAGCCTTGTGCGCCGCGTAGCTCGTCGTCTGCAGGTGCGCGACGTGGGCCGCGGTGCGAGCGTTGAACAGCGCCAGGATCAGGTCACTTGGATTCATCGTCGGGCTCCTTGGTCTCCTCGGCGAACGCGTCGCGGAACTCCTGGGCCTCGTCGTCGGCGCGCTTGCGCGCAGCGTTGACGGCATCCTTCAGCGGAGTCTCGTCCTCGCCCGGCGGCTGCTCGCCCTGGCGCCAGCTCTCTTCGTACTCGGTCTTGTCCATGTCGGTCCTTGTGCGGCCCAGGGGCCTCAGTAGCCGGCCGGCGTGGCGGGCTTCCACCCGCCCGCACGAATGCCGGCCGTCGCCGCGCGCGGAGCCACAGGCTCGGCGAACGTGAGCGCCAGCGCATCGCCGCCGTCAGGCGATCGGATCTGCCGGCGCTTCATCTTGTCCTTGCTCTCGAGGAGCTTGCGCCCGTTGCTCGAGACGTCGGGCTGCGGCGCGCAGATGTCGGCCACCAGCGCGGGGTTGCTCGGGATGCGACGCGGCGCATCCAGGAACCACTCCTTCATCAGCCACCACATCTCGGCGCGGCGGTTCTCGTAGATCTCGGGGTCGCGCGCCCTCTCGGCGTTGTTGATCCCGATGACCGGCACGTTCATCTCGCGCAGCCGGTCGACCACGCCCGCGCCCAGGCCACCCTTGTCGACCACGATCGCGTCGGGCTGCATCTCGTTCCAATACTCTGCCAGCTTCCCCGCGATCTGCATCGTGTCGAGCCGGTCGTGGTACTCGATCCGGAAGCACACGCGGCCCTGGCGGAACGCGATGGCCGTGCGATCGGGATCGTTGTCGCCGTCGCCCGCCGGATCGCAGCCGATGATCAGCGAGCCCGACTGGTCGCGGAACCTTGAGTTCACCGCTGCCATCACTGCGTTCGGGCTGATCAGCGGGTTTTGCGTCGAGGTCTTGAACGCGAGCGCCGCGGTGGCCGGGTACTCCTGGTCGAAGAGCCACTCGTGACCCTCGCCGTACGACTGGATCTTGTTGGCACGCCACTGCATCTGCTGCAGGTCCAGGCCGTAGGCTTGCTGGTACTCGACGTCCGCCGGAGACAGCACGAAGTCCTTGCACACCGGCGCCCGGTACTCGTCCTGCCAGTACCAGGGCACGAAGACCGCGATGTACTCGCCCCTCCCCGCCTCGGCGTCCTGCCACATCTCGTGGAAAGCATTCCCGAGTCCATTGGCAGTGGACTCGAGGATGATCTCCGTACCCGGGATGTCGCCGATCGTGTTGCCCACGCCGGCCAGGTGCGACCGCGCGCTCGACCAGAACGCGAACTCCGACCCGTGCAGCAGCTGCGCAGTATTCGAGCGGCCGACGTCCTTGGTGCCCGCGGTCGCGAGCTTGTAGCCACCGTCCAGTGCGCCGAAGATCAACTCCTTGGCGTTGGTAGCGCTCGTCGACGGCGCGATCGGGTTGTGCTCCTGGTAACGCCGGACCATCTGGTACAGGTTGTCCGTCGCCTTCTGCTCGTGCGCGACGATGAACGCGCCCTGGCCGACCCGCGTGGCGGTGCGGTGGTAGAACCTTGCGCCGATGTACGTCGAGATGCCCTGCTGCCTGCCCTTCAAGATCAACGCCCTGACCTTGCCCGTCTCCTCGACCTGCCGCTCGAGCGCGTCGTGGACGTAGTGCTGAGCGCGGTTCCAGATGAACGGACGGACGGTGCCGGCCTTGTCCTTCACCTTCAGGCAGTGTGCCGAGAACGCCTCCAGGTCGCGCGCCAGGCGCCGCAGACCCTCGAGCTTGAGGTCCTGGTCGGTCATCCCCGGGCGATGCGAAGCAGCAGCTCGTCGACCTCGGACGTCGTCTTCTTCTCGGCGTCGAGCCCGTACACCTTCCGCTGCAGCGGGCCGTAGATGCCGTAGGTGCCGGCGATGTCCTTCGCCATCTTCACGCGACCGCTCAGGTCGATGATGTAGCGGTAGGTCTCGTTGAGCTTGTCGCGCACCTCGCGGCCTGTTGCCTCGTCGGTGCCGCTCTGGTCCATCACCTCGCCCAGCCACTCGAGCCGCTCGCGGAACTGCGGATCCGACAGCGCGGCCAACTCCTCGAGCAGCGTCCGCGTCGAGCCCAGGGCCAGCTCCAGGTCGTCGCGTTGCTTCAGGTCGACCGCTGCGACGACGTCGGAATACTGCTCGACGGTCTCGCGTTCGGTCGCCGGCGTGAGTTGCGTACTGGGTACGCGTACCTGAGCCTTGCGTACCTTCTCGGCCGCCTTCTCCTGGATCCGGCTTTCGAGGTCGCGGGACCACTGGTCGCGCTTAGCGCGCTTGCGGATCGCGCCCTCGGTGATGCCGTGCTCCTCGCCGATCTGGCGCAGCGTCTTCAGCCCGGCGCGGTAGTCCCGCTCGACCAGGTCCCAGTCGACCTGCTTGCGCTCCTGAGCCATCAGACGGCCCCCCGGCACTCGGCCGACGCAACCCGACGCTCGAGCTCAGCGATGCGCCGAGAC